CTTGAACACAAGGATGGTAGCCAATGAGCTTTTTTCCCACCCCCAATCTTGATATTCGTGATCTGCCTGCTGATGTACAGCATACGGGGCCACGCCGCCCAACCAGCGCCTTGAAATGCATTATTGTGCATAGCACCGAAGGGCGGGATAGCCGCAAATGGCTATCGACAACCAGTAATCCACGGGTCTCGATTCATCGCTTAATCCAACGCACTGCCTACAACCAGCAAACAAATTACGGTGGCCACTACAAAATTTTGGCCGACGAATGGACTGCCTACCATGCGGGGACTGGGGTGTTTAACCACTATGGGCCATTCAGTGATTACAAGCGCAACCTTAACTATGTTTCGCTCGGGGTAGAGCTAGAACGAACGGGCACTGAATCAATTACCGCCTATCAATATGAGCAATTTGCTGGACTGGTGGTTGAGTGGTGGGGCTTATATGGCTATCTGCCAGTCATTACCCATCAAGATGTTGATCCGAGCCGCCGAAGCGATCCCGTTCGATTTGATTGGCCAAGCTTCAGCCGTGTTCTGTTCGCCAAGCTTGGGGCTATTCGATGATTTGGTGTGCGATGGGGTATATCGGGCTGGTGCTCGTTTTTTTCATCTACATCAGCTATGACCTATCGCAAGATTATTAATATTACCCGCCGCGCCAGCGGCGCAATAACTCGCTCTTAAAAGGTGCTGTATGGCAAAACCGGAACAAACCGGAACACCTAAAAAAAGGCGCGTGCTTAAGTGGGAGCAAGCCTTCATTACAGCACTTGCACGTCAAGGAGTTGTTTCATATGCCTGTCAAGCGGCAGGTATTGGGCGGACAACTGTTTATCGCCATCGTGAACAATATCAAGATTTTGCTACAGCTTGGGATGAAGCATTGGAAGTAGCAGCTGATGCACTGGAGCTTGAGGCTCGGCGACGTGCTCATGATGGGGTTGAAGAACCTGTGTTTGGTCGGGTTGGAAAAGATAGTGATGGTGAGGTGGGCCGCATTCGCAAATACTCTGACACGCTCTTGATGTTTTTGTTGAAGGCGGCTCGGCCCGCCAAATTTCGTGAGCGCGTGGATATGAATCACAGTGGTGGCGTGGATTATAAGATTTACGAGAAAACCCATGAGTTTGACCCTGAATCAGCCTAAATCGATCACAGAACAACGCCTGTATGCCGCTCGTGGTGGAGCTGCTTTGATGTGGGCGTGCCGTGATCGCGAGATTCTGATGGATGGCCCAGCGGGAACTGGCAAAACCCGGGCCATTCTGGAGAAAGCCCACTTCTGTTTGATGAAGTATGCGGGCTGTCGCGTCTTGGCCGTTCGCAAAACCCGCGCATCGATGACTGAAAGCGTCCTTGTCACCTATGAAGAAAAGGTGCTCCCAACCACTAGCCCGATCAAGGCGGGACAAAAGCGATCACACCGCCAAAGCTATGACTACCCGAATGGCTCAACTTTTGTCATTGGGGGGATGGATAACCCTGATCGCATTATGAGTACCGAGTTTGATCTCATTGTGTGCTTCGAATGGACGGAAGGCACTGAAGATGATCATGAAAAACTCACTACTCGGTTGCGTAACGGCGTAATGCCCTATCAACAATTAATTGCTGACTGCAACCCTAGTTATCCTTCGCACTGGCTGAACCAACGCGCCTTACGCAGCACGATTACCCGTATTCTCTCGCGTCATGAAGATAATCCAACGGTGACCCCTGCCTACTTGGCAACCCTTGATGCCCTTACTGGAGCACGCAAACTTCGGTTGCGCAATGGCATTTGGGCAGCACAAGAGGGCATGGTCTATGACGAATGGGATGCTCAAATCCATCTGCTTAGCCCGTTTCCGATTCCAAGCGACTGGGCACGCTTTCGAAGCTTTGATTTCGGCTTCACCAATCCCTTCGTTTGTCAGTGGTGGGCGATCGACAACGATGGGCGCATGTATTTGTATCGTGAATGGTATATGAGCGGCATGGTGGTACAAGAGCATGCAAAGAAGGTTTTAGCCCTCAGTGCTCAAGAGCGCTTCTTTGGCGATGTTGCTGATCCCGAAGATGCTGATGGCCGTGCCACGCTGGCCCAGCATCGGATCGCAACCGCCGCCGCAACCAAGACGATTAAGCCTGGGATTGAGGCGGTCAAAGAACGCCTGAAGGTGCAACCCGATGGCAAGCCACGCCTTTTTATGCTGCGTGATGCCCTCGTGGAGCGTGATGATTCCATGGTGCAAAAGAAGTTGCCATGGTGTACCGAGCAAGAGATCGAAGGCTATATTTGGGCCAAAGGCAGTGATGGTAAGAATGCTAAAGAAGAGCCAATCAAGGCCAATGATCACGGCATGGATGCCTTACGTTATGCGGTGATGTTTGCCAATCAAGGCCGCCGTGGTGGAGGGATCTTCCGATGAAGCCTTTCACGTGGATGCGCTATGCCGTGGCTCGGTGGGCCTTCAAAGCCGCCAATATTGCCATTGTACCGCCGTGGGTACGCGAAAGCATTCTTACGCCTGCCTTCCATTCCCTCACTCGTGAGGGCTATCAAAAAAATGCGGCCTTCTTAGCCTGTATCGCCACGCTCAATTTTGGGATTAGCGAAGCGCCTCTGATGGTGTATCAGGATGAACGGCCCTTACCCAATCACCCAACCCGAAAGTTGCTCCGCCGTCCTAACCCGATTATGAGCGGGAGTGAGTTGAAGGTGATGGCGATGACCTATATGGGCATTGGCGGCAATGCCTATCTGCATAAAGTGCGCAATAGCGCGGGGCGGGTTATTCAGCTGTGGCCGTATCACGCGGGGCAATTTAGCCCTGTGCCAGGTGGGCCTTCATGGGTTCAGGGTTATACCTATGATGATGGCTCCGGCACCTTAACTCCGGTTGCGGCTGCTGATGTTATCCATATTCAATGGCCTACGCCTGACCCAACCCAGCCATGGATGGCGATGCCGCCGCTACGGGCCGCTGCGGTAGAAGTCGATGCCGATAACGAAGCCAGTCGCTATCTCTCAACCTTGCTGCAAAACGATGCTGTGCCGCGCACGATCATTCACGAAAGCGATCAGCGCTTTATGAATGATGATGAAGTCCGGCGGGCAAAAGAGCAATTTGAAGATCGCTATGGCGGCACTAAACGCGGTGGTGCTTTGATTCTTGAAGCAGGTGCAAAAATTTCACGCCTGAGCTTGAATCTTGAAGAACTGGCTTTTGAAGCCATGCACAACATTCCTGAGGCACGGATCGCAGCAGTGATGCGCGTGCCGCCCATCGTGGCAGGGTTAAATGTGGGCTTGAACCGATCAACCTTCAGCAATTACGGTGAGGCACGCCAAGCCTTCACCCGCGATACCTTGGTTCCGCTTTGGAATATCATCGCCGATGCGCTCGACGCTGACCCTGATTTGAATAGTGATGGGTTGACTATCAAGCACGACCTCAGCAATGTAGCATCATTACAAGAGGATCAAAATGGGCGCTGGGCACGAGTGATTAGCGGCTATACCGCTGGCCTGATGGAAGAAACAACCGCCCAAGATCTCTTGGGGTTGCCGCGCTATCAGGCACCAATGCCAGCACCACCACCAGCGCCAGCCCAACCCAAAGCCTTCAATCCTGAGGCCAAGAGCACACGCGGCATTGGCCGATCGTTGCAACGGATTCGCCACACCACGGCGCGATCGATGGAACACGCCCTTGATAGCTACTTTACTGACCTTGGAAATCGGGTGATTGCCCGTGCGCAAAAAGCATGGCTTCCAGCTCATGAGCAAAAGGCACTTCCACTGGTTGAAGACCTGTTGACCGATAGCGATCTGCGGGTACTGAGTCAATTAGTTGGGGATTGGTACATCGAGATTGTGCGCCTGAGTTGGGAAACGTGGAATCTGGCCTTAGGAACGGAGATCGTCTTCGGGTTAGAAAATCCTGCGGTGGTTGAAGCGCTTGCCATTGCCGGAACCAATATCACCAGTATTCACGAAACGACGCTTGCTGCGGTGCAGGCCGTGTTGCGCTATGGGGCGGAGCAGGGATGGACGATTGATGATTTGGTGCGCGGCGATGATAGCCAAGCAGGGCTGCAAACGATCGTGACTGAAACCTATAAAAACCGTGCGCGGGCGATCGCCCGAACCGAATTAGGAACGGCGCAAAATGTCGCGTCGATCAGTCGCTATGAGCAATCAGGCGTGGCACAGGTGCGGGTATTGGATGGCAACGGCCCGAACAGCTGCCAAGCCTGTACTGATCTCAATAATTCGCTTCAGTCATTGGCTTGGGCGCGAGCGAATCCGCTTGGTCACCCAAATTGTATTCGGGCGTTTGCTCCGGTTATTGAGGATTGAGCTATGTCAGCACTGGAATATAAAGTTACTCCCGCCGAATTCAAGGCGAATACCAACATACCAGGCCAATACGAAGGCTATTTCTCGATATTCGGGAATATCGATGATGGGCTTGATGTGATTGAAGCGGGGGCATTCACTAAAACCTTGCAGGAACGCGCCCGCCGGATAAAGGTTTTCATGGCCCACGACTGGTCAAAGCTGCTTGGGCCACCACCAGACGTAATCCACGAGGATTCACGCGGTCTCTATGCCAAAGGGCGATTGACCTTAGGTAGCTTTTGGGGCAAAGAGGCATGGGAGTTGATGGCTGATGGTGCTCTGACTGAAGGTTCGATCGGCTTCTTTAGCATTCCCGATAAAACCGAGTATCGCGATAACGGGGTGCGGGTACTGCGGGAAGTCAAGCTTTATGAAATTTCGCCTGTGCCGCTGGGCATGAACCCGTTGACTGATGTTCAGGCGATCAAAAGCTTGTATGGGCGTGATACGAATGCCTTTTTAAACGCCCTTGGGGCTTTCCTGCATGAAATGAAAGCCGGATCACGCCACTCCAAGGCCGATACTGAAATGCTGAATACGATTCATCGGTATGTGGTGGATTTGGGGGCAACCACCTGCAAAGGTGTTGTAACCGCTGATGAAGAACCCTCTGCTGATGATCCCAAAGCCGCGCCGAGCCGAGCCGCTGATGCACTCACTCTGCGCCTTCGTCTGCAAGCCGCTGAATTGGCACTTGCAAAGCGCGTATAGGAGTTTCTGGAATGAAAGAAAAGATCAAACGGCTCTACGATGAAGCCAATCGGGCACATACGGCTGCCAAGGCAATTCTTGATGAATATGCCAGCACTGATATGTCTGAAGAAAAGCGCGTGCAGGTTGATGCCTTCCTTGATGAAGTTGATCAGAAGAGTGCTGAAGCCAAGCGGCTGGAACGAGCGATCGAGCAAGAGCGTGAACTCAATGCCCCACAAAACGCCTTAGGCAATGGTGGGCTGCCCGATGGCAAGCAAACTCGTGAGCCAGCCATGGAAGAAAAAGCCTTCCAACGCTATTTGCGCAGCGGCTCACGCGGCTTAACCGAGCAGGAACGTAAGGCCTTACGGGCCGATGATGACGAAGCTGGTGGGTATTTGGTCGCTCCGGTGACCTTCTCGCAAGCCTTGCTGAAATTTGTTGATGATGAAGTCTTCATTCGCCAGTTGGCCACGGTTGAACAATTAACCCAAAGCGAAAGCTTAGGGATTATCAGCCTTGATGAAGATTTTGAAGATGCCGATTGGACAAGCGAACTGGCAACGGGCAATGAAAGCACCGTCAAGCCGTTTGGGAAGCGGGCATTGAAACCGCATCCGTTGGCCAAACGCATCAAAATCAGTAATACCCTATTGCGCAAATCCATGCGTCCTGTTGAAACGCTGGTGCAACAACGGATTGGCTATAAGTTTGGGGTCACGCTTGAAAAAGGCTATCTGTTGGGTGATGGCGCACAAAAGCCACTCGGTTTATTTGTTCCTTCAACCCAAGGCATTTCAACCAGTCGTGATGTTGCCTATACCGTCACCAGTGATAAAACCAAGGCCGATTCGCTGATCGATGCCAAATACAAGCTCAAGTCTCAATACCAAAGTAGCCCAACCACCCGCTGGATTTTCCATCGGGATTTTGTCAAAGGGTTACGCAAGCTGCGTGATGCCAACGAGCAATTCTTGTGGCAGCCTGGGCTACAAGCAGGCCAGCCAGATCGCATCCTTGATGTGCCATTCGTGATGAGTGAGTTTGCGCCGAATACCTTTTCAGCGACCAATTATGTGGGCTTGATTGGGGATATTCGGTTCTATTGGATTGTGGATTCATTGCAACTGCAAATCCAAACCCTGAATGAGCTGTACGCAGAAACCAATCAGCGCGGGTATATCGCCCGCTATGAAGGTGATGGTGCGCCGATGTTGGAAGAAGCCTTTGTACGGTTGCAGCATTCCTAAACAGTGCTGCTCGGGAGCCTATGCAAGCAAAGGAGTGCTATGGAATCGCTCACCAATAATGTCAAGATTGTGCGGGTGCTGAACGCCGTTGCAGCAGGCACCTCTAGCCAAAATAGCAGCGTGGTTGATACCCAAGGCTATGAAGCGGTGACGTTTGTTGCTGCGTTTGGCGCACTGACCGCCACCCAAGTTACCAGCGTGAAGGTGCAACAAGGGACTCAAGCTGGTGGTGGGGATATGACTGATTTAGAAGGAACGTTGACCGGGCCATTAGCTGATGGTGACGGCAACAAACTGATCACGGTTGAGGTGATCAAACCGCGTGAACGCTATGTTCGGGCGGTGATCAATCGGGGTACGGCCAACGCGGTGATTGATGGTGTATTTGCCATTCTGACCAATCCACGGGTAGCCCCAATTACCCAAGATAGCAGTGTTGCTTTTAGCGAACGCCATGCCAGCCCAGCGGAAGGGACGGCCTAAGATGCCTTTAGTATCCGTTGCTGAGGTGCGGCAAAAAATCGCCACACCGCTCGATGATAGTGATCTCGCTACCATCATTGACGCTGAAGAGGCTGATCTGATTGAACGCTGCGGCGATCACCCTGATGGGAGTACCGAGATCACGGAAGTTGCCCGTTCCACTAGTGCTAGCCTCTGGCTCCGGCATCCCGTGGTGTCGATCAGCAGTGTTCAAGAGCGGCGTGCAGGTGAGGCCAATAGCGCCGTTACAGCCAACGGATACGAACTTGATGCCGCAACAGGCAAGCTGGAGCGCATCGGCGGATCATGGCTTGGGATTATCACCATTAGCTATGTGCCGCGTGATCAGCGCTCCCGCCGCAAACGCATTTTGATTGAGTTGATACGGCTGGCAGTAGAGCAAACCGCAATGAAATCAGAATCGATCGCGGGGGAATATTCCTATACCGCTGATGATTGGGATGCAAAACGGGCTGGGTTATATCGTCAATGTGGCTTTATGCCACTCTAATCACATTCACAATAGGGGGTTTTCAATGGCTGATGTTCCGGTAACCGCACAACAAGTTAACCGAACTGGGGTTACTCCAGCTGGCACTACGACCAATAACACCGATACCTATTACATTCCCAATGATGGGCATGTGATTTTGCAAGCTAAAAATGCTGGGGGCAGCCCTGTCACTATCACGGTTGAATCAACCGCTGTCGTGGATGTCTTGGCAGTCGCTGATTACACCATCAGTATTCCTGCCACAACCGGCGATAAGGTATTTGGCCCATTCATTCCAGCCGTCTATAACGACTCTCAAGGCCGCCTGAAGGTAACAACCACAGCAGCGGTTAGCCTATTCGCCTTTCGGGTATGAGCATTTATAGCCATTTCAATCATCGAGCACAGATTCAACGGGCAACGGTTACCCAAGATCCTTATGGTCATGATGTCCGTGATGCGCTCATCACGATCGCAACTGTTCCATGCCGACTTGTCGCCAAACAACAGGCCGTGATTCAGCAGGAAAACAGCGAACGGGCGATCATCACGCGCTATCAACTCTTGGTTGCGCCAACCGTTGATATTCGGCAAGGTGATCTAGTGGTGGTGAATGGTCAAACGTTTGAAGTGAGCGAGATCCTGAATCGTCACCGCCAAGCGCGGCATCACATTACCTGTGAGGTGCAAAAACAATGATCACGCATGAGCAGCTTATGGCGCTGCCTCACCACAGTATCCGAGGCAAGATTCATGTTGAACTTTCGGCATTAGAGGAATTGCTTCATGAGCACGCTGGACTGGAATCAACACAAGAAAACCCAAGTGCTCGCAGCGATCACGCGGGCCATCGACGCGATCGATCAACAAATCGTCGCGAAGGCGATGACCTCACTCGTCCCGGGGCG